AACAAGCTTCTGCTGACAATGCACAAGGAGACAGTAGAGAAACTCAATCTGCTATAGAATCAATCCTGGGCATGAGTCACGACATGTTCAAGCATATACTTGCACTCAACACATATACAGAACCATTCCTTAGCTTGAAGGCCAATGATCAACGTGCCATAATCGAACAACTGTTGGGTATTACCTTGCTGAGTGAACGTGCAGATCGAGTCAAGGAAATGAATCGTACTACCAAAGATGCCATTACTCAAGAAGAAATGCATATTCGTGCTGTACAAGAAGCCAACATCAGAATTGAAGATCAAATTCACAGTCTAGAAAAAAGACTCAGCATGTGGTTGACCAAGCAACAACAAGATTGCACATTGTTGAGCAACGCAATTGATGGTCTTGAGCACATCGACATTGATGTTGAGGTACAAGCACACCGAGACCTTGATGCTTATCACAACAAGAAAAAACAAATCAGTGAATGTCAACGATGGATCAAACAGATTGACCAAGCTGAATCGAAACTGGAAAAAGAACTAGAAAAAACTCAACGAGACATCAATGCTCTTGAGAAACACCAATGCCATGCCTGTGGACAGGACTTACATAATCACAAACAAGACGAAATACTGGCAGACAAGCAAAAAACACTAAAAGAAATTGCATTACAAATTCTAAGTAACGCAACACAAAAAACAGAACATCTCAATGAAATCGACGATCTCGAAGAGTTGGGCATAGCTCCAGATGTATTTTACGACACTCTGGAACAAGCGTTGAATCACCGGAATAGTCTAGATAGTCTTCGCAAGGATCTTGCTACTAGACAAATCGAAGTTGATCCATATGCTGAACAGATTGAGGAAATGAGAGGCCAAGCCCTGCAACTGGTGACTTACGACAAACTCAATGAACTGACACGATTACAAGATCATCAAGATTTCTTACTAAAACTGTTGACCAACAAGGACAGCTTTGTGCGTAAAAAAATAATTGAGCAGAATCTCTCTTACTTGAACAACCGTCTCACACACTATCTTGATCGAATAGGTTTGCCGCATCAGGTGATCTTTCAAAACGATCTTACAGTGGAAATCACTGAGCTGGGCAGAGACTTGGACTTCGACAACCTCAGTCGTGGTGAACGCAATCGTTTGATCCTGTCAATGAGCTGGGCATTTAGAGATGTATGGGAAAGCCTGTACCACCCCATCAATGTGTTGTTTATCGACGAACTAATTGATTCGGGCATGGACACACAGGGAGTTGAAAACAGCTTGGCCTTGCTGAAGAAGATGAGTCGTGAACGCAACAAGAGTGTTTGGTTGGTGAGCCACCGTGATGAACTAGCTAGCCGGGTTGAAAACATTTTACGTGTGGTCAAAGAAAATGGATTCACAAGTTACAACACAGATGTCGACATTGCGTAACATAGATATTTTACACATTGAGCCAACTGATGTATGTCAATTGGCTTGTCCCTTGTGCGCACGAGAAACAGATCTGGCATTTGATAAAAATTCTCATCATCACCTGAGTGTAGAGCAGGTAAAAAGCCAGTTTGATAAAGATTTTATACTCGGGCTTGAAAAGATGTTCATGTGCGGCAACTATGGAGATCCAGCAGCCGGTAAACACACACTAGAGTTATATCGTTACTTTCGATCAATTAATCCTACTATTACACTGGGAATGAATTCCAACGGTGCGTTGCAAAATATCAGCTGGTGGCAACAATTGGCTGGTATTTTTTCTCAATCTCAAGACTACGTGGTATTCAGTATTGATGGACTAGAGGATACAAATCATTTGTACAGACGAAACTGCAACTGGTCCAAGCTGATCGAAAATGCCCGGGCATTTATTTCAGCTGGCGGGTCAGCACACTGGGATATGTTGATTTATCAACATAACGAACACCAAGTAACTGCATGCCAGCAACTAGCAAAAGAAATGGGGTTTACTTGGTTTAGAGCCAAAGTCAGCAAAAGACCATTAGTCGACAGTCTCAAGCGTCCAGTATTTTGGGCCAATACTGCACCCAAGTCTGGTGCCATTGACTGTATGGCGTTGAAAGAAAATTCTATTTTTGTCAGTGCTGATGGGAAGATATCCCCATGTTGTTGGTTGGGAGAAAAAGGCGTCGAGCACACTGAGTTTGACAAGGTCATGCAATCCTGGGCCAGCAACAGCCCCAACGCAACATGCAACTCAACCTGCAGAAAATTAACAACAGATCAATCACATAATGAATTTACAAACCAATGGCAGTTGTGTGTAGAGTTGAATCACACATGAAAGCATTGTTGATATTTGTGCCCTTTGTGACCAATGTTGGCATCCCTCCGTTATCATTGGCTCTGTTGAAAAGTTGCCTCAAGACCAGTGGAGTGGAAGCCAGTACTGTTGACTTGAACATAAAGTTTCAACAGTACTGTAAAACTGTTGACAATCGTGACCTGTCGGCTTGGCTATCAACCCCAGACATGAAAATTGATTTTGACAGCTTTCGATGCTACACAACATTTTTAAAAGATGCAGTGTCTGACATATTAGGTAGTTGCCCAGAAGTAGTTGGTATCAGTGTTTTCAGCATTGAAAGTCAGCGATTCACCGAAGACTTATGCTACTACATCAAACAGTGCTCACCGACTACACACATCGTTATTGGTGGCAGTGGACTCATGACTGTGAGAGCATATTTTAAAAAATCCTGGGGCGACTTGATGCTGGAATCTGGATTGGTGGACTGTGCTGTGTTTGGTGAAGCTGAATTGTATATTGGAAGAATTTTTAAAAACAAACTGACTGGCATACAATTTGTTGAACAAATCAACAATGACGAACTGTCTGATTTACCGGTGCCCAACTTTGATGATTACGATTTAAACGCATACGGTCCCAGAGATCAATTGCAATTGCCAATCACTGCCAGCAAAGGGTGTGTCAGAAAATGCACGTTTTGTGATGTTGCAAGCATTTGGCCCAAGTTCAGATATCGTAGAGGAGAAAATGTTGCTGACGAGATTATTGGAATTTATCAACGCTACGGAATAAAAAACTTTGCCTTTACCGACAGCTTGATAAATGGTGGACTACGGCCCTTCAGAGAAATGAATCAAATTCTGACAGAAAGAATCCCACATGCTGTAAAATATTCTGGACAATTTATTTGCCGCGATTCAAAATCTATGCCGCCTAGTGACTTTGCATTGATGAAATCAGGTGGTTGTTGGTCAGTCAACATTGGCATTGAATCCGGCAGCGAGACTGTCAGGACACACATGAAAAAAGGATTTTCTGACATCGACTTGCACTACACTGCCGAGCAGTTGTTAAACAATGACATTGCACAGTTTTGGAATCTAATTGTGGGCTATCCAACCGAAACTGATGCAGACTGGGACAAGACTATACAACTAATTGAACAATACAAAAATCACAATAAACAAATAAAAATTATTCCAATTGGGGTGTTTCAGATGCTGTCAGACACTCCCATCACTCAGCACAACATGTTAGACGAACTGCAGGTGGAGATAACTCCCATCAGCGGTTATAGCGAATACAACTGGGTCAGTCATCTCAACAAATCAAACACATTCAGATCCCGAGTTGATCGGTGGATTGAACTGGTCGATCTGTTGAAAAAGTACAATATGCTTGGATCGTCGGCTGACAGAATAGATCAAAAAACAAGAATTATACAAAGTCAACTGGACTACTATGAAACAACCAAATCAAGTAAAACTATATTTCCAATACAACAGCAATCGTTTCAAGCACCCTCAAATTTTGTTGACTGATTCTGGTACCAAACAACAGCATCTATTATCTGTCAACGATCATGAATTTAAATTGCTATTACCGGTTGCTGGAACACACAAAATTGTGTTACAATTAATTAACAAAACAGATCAGGATACCTTAGTTGATGAGGATGGAAATATTGTTGAGGACTTGTGGGTCAAGATTACAAAGATTGAGATCGATGGATTTGACATCACTGACAAAATTGATCTAATTTCTACCTACACTGACAACTACAAAAATCCAGTAAATACTTACGGATTTTTGGGATTTAATACAGAATACACACTGAACTTGCAAACGCCAGGTTTTTATTTTATCAGAAACCTGACCAGCATTTACGAAAAGGACTTTGCATCATGGCATTGTTCTTTTAGTAAGTAAAAATTTTAACAGTATCAAACAGTCATAAATTACAATACACATGCCGTCACCAAGTAAACAAAAAGGTAATTCGTTTGAACGTTGCATAGCAGATTTCTTGACTGATCTCTATGGTGAAAAGTTCATAAGAGCTCCAGGCTCTGGAGCCTATGTTGGTGGCAAGAATACACACAGAAAACAACTGTTACACGAAGGTCAAATCAGAAACTTCAAAGGCGACATAGTTCCAGGAGAAAGTTTCTCTCGGCTAAACGCCGAATGTAAATCATACAAAGACTTCCCGTTCCATCAACTTTTCTCGGGCCAGGTAAAAATACTAGAATCATGGATCAATCAATGCATGGATGTTGCCGACACAGGCGACTTCAATATCATGTTTATGAAATTCAATAGAAAAGGCACATACATAGCAGTACAATCACAACCCAATCACACTTCTCTCATCTTCACTAGACACTTCAATTACGCATCTGCCCATCACGGTCACTGGTTCATTATGGACCACAGCTTGTTTTGGGAATTGAATGCAGATCAAATTAAACTTCTCTGTTGTAAATAAAAACAATTTTCTACAGTAATAACTAGCACAGGTTAATATCATGTGCCCAAGATAACCGGCTTAAATGCGCGGGGACGGAAGACTCATCGCTGTTGTGAGCACTCAACCACTATCCTTAACCGGACGCGGATCGCAAAGCCCTTGCGGTTTGGTTGTTTGAAAAATTGATCAAGGCAAAAAGAAAGGGGAGAACCCTTGAGTTTGTATGCAAGACAACATTTGTGTACAGACTGCCGTTGTAATAAGACAGAGTGAGCAGGTACCGGACAACCGCCTGCGTGAAACATGTAGTTTTGTAGCTCTAATGTTGTGTGGCTTGAAGCACTCGGATGATGCGTAAAGTTTTTTTCTTAGCCCGGTCAGGGCTAAGTGTGGCACTAACATCTAGATGATACGAAAGAATAATTGTGCATCTATATAACACCGCAGTTGTTACAGACAACACAATAAATTCATTCTGTTAACTCTATTAGTTTGTGTTTTTAAAAACAGTTAATGAACGAAGTGAATTAACAGATGAACGTAGTTCATCTTCCTAAGGGAAGTCTCTAAACAGTGCATGTTGTATATTGCCCGCAACGAACTGATTAAACCCTTTGTGTTTCTCCTCCAATTCTCCTTCCAACGGAGCAACACGTTGGAACGCAGAATCCAACTGTGCCATGCCAGTGAACTCCATCAGTATCATCCATTCTGGCATGTCTGCAATGCTGCGAAATCCCATTTTGCATCTGGTAATTCTGTAGGACTCCATGCGTTTTTCTGATATCAAATGATCAAAAAACTTCTTCATGTTGTTGACCCAATCAAGATCTGATATGTCGCCCTGCTTGTCTGCCCAAATTGTGTAAATGTCCATGATTATCCTATAGGTCCTAGTATTTCAAAGCCCTGCATGTCCAACATGTAAGGTTGAATAGATTCAAAATACATGTATTCGTATCCTGACTCTCTGTAAATTGCACACTCGTTTTGTAAACTTCTGATTCCCAGTCTTAGCAAGGGATTTCTGTAATCCCATGCAAAATGATCACTGAGAATATTCTTGTTGTCCCAAATTCTATACATGCTCCAGGCCACCAGTCGATCCTGCTCGTGGTATCCAATGATATGTGAATTGGGATCCGTCAGTCTGCCATCGATCATGGGTACTACGGATAAAAATCTCTTGTGTAGACAGTATTCACGGTAAACACGTTTGACTTGATCAACTGGTACAGGATTCAGCAACTGGTAATCCAGTTCGATGGGATAGTTGGTATGTTGCAACTGTATTCTGCCAAACTGCCAAGTCACGAAGATTTTCCTTGATCCACGGGATTTTCTCTGCCGTCAAACAACACAGCCATGTAATCTTCTGGCCAATCTGTGTAGTATCCACGATTGGCCAACATGCGAGCATGGCTGTTGAGTTTCGTGAGATCCTGCAAAAAACAGATGGCCCAAGTACCTTGATTCATCACAACGCCGTTGACCGCTTCAACATCATCGGGATGATCAGCCAATGCAAACAAGCCTCTTGCATGCAGATAGTCAGTGTTCAAGGTGGCAATTGCCTGGTTAAAGCTGGCAGAATCAACCAGGGCAGGGTCGTACACAAATGCTATCACATCAAACAGGTCCATCTCTATACTGTTGCAGTCGGTCGCAGGATCAGCTACCCCGGGCCTAATATCAAACAGGTTGTCTACTCGTGCTTTTCTGGCATACGGGCACGGTGCCCAGCCATTCAGCAACGGATGTGGTTGTTCAACAAAACTGGTCACCCAGTTTAAAATGTCTGTTTTTGCTTGTTCAAAATTCATAATAATTCACTGTTAGAAAAACGGTAATCCAGATTTTTTAGTTGTTTCTAAATTTTCTTTTACCAGGTTCGCAACAACTTCTCGTTCGGTGTTGCTCATGTTCATGGCTTCTGTGTATGTCAACCCACCTCGCATGTACCAACACAACTTGAGTACTTCAGAAGTGATCTGCTTGGCCTCTTGACTCATTGAATCAATTAATGATCCAATGCTGGTTGCGTCTAAAATCAAGAGGCGGAGTCGAAAAAATTAGCCATGTCCAAGGTAAACGTTTGTTTATATTGATGATTGCAATTGGGACATGTGATAGATAACGGCTTCAACTCACTGTTTTCTCTCAAGGAAATCACGTAATCGCGCACCCGGTTAAACAATATACGATCGCACTGCGACAGGAATTCTTCAATGTGTGTTCGATCAGATACCACTGCTTCTGGTGTTCTAATTTCCACTATGCTCTGACTCATGGCTTTAACAGTAACAAATATGAGATTTCGCATCATGCTGTTGAGTTTTGCCACTTTGTCTTTTTCATCTAACCCAACAGTTTCGGAGTTTAGTGCCTGTAGAGTTTTTTGATACTCAAACTGCTCCAGACTATTCTCGGTGATCTCTCTGTAATTCAATGGCCTAAAGAAGAATGTCAAGTCACCTTGAGTGAATGTTTTGCTGTAGTCAGTTATTGACAACTTGTCCATGATGTTGCGCAGATCCAGTTCGAAACTGCTTTCAGTCTCACAACTGGGGCACGTGGTATCAATATCAATGTTGTGGCCCGAGCTGGCAATTCTGATGGCAATCAGCAAAGCATCAAGATCTGTTGTGGGTATTGCCCAAGGATCATGTATGTTTGGGACACAACTGGCCACAACACTCACAACAGATTCACCGTTAAACAAGGCATCTGGAGTGCGGTATGTGATTTCGTCAATGGCAGTCATGGGCAACACCGGCAGTTCACCGTTGACTGGTAAATCTAAAGCGCCGGCTGGCCATCCTTGTCCTTGACTGGGCAAACGAATGTAGATTGCAGGTTGTCTGAAAAACTTGCTGAGTGGATTGGTAGACATGGAAAATCCTCTGGTAAATATAGTTGTATACTTACCTTGGATTAATATGGCCGATCAAATTTCAGAACAAACCCTTCTTGACCTAATAGACGGTCTCAATCGTCTAGTGCGCACTATGGAATCCGGCAAGTCCTCACAAGACGCCGGCAATGCTGGTACAAGTACCGGCACCAAAGGTTTTGAGAAAGCAATTGATACAGCTGGAAAATTGCTGAGAAAATCTGCTGCTGGCGTAGCAAAGTCAACCGAAGATTCCAACGGGACGGTCAAAGCAGGTAGTAAATCACTAGCGTCCGCCATGACAAAAGGTGGGAAAAGTATTCAACGAAATGCTGGCGAAATAACAAAAGCATTTGCTGGAGTCGGCACAGCTGCTACTGCACTAACCAAGGAACTATACAAAGGCACACAAGGTGCCAGCATATATGCCACTGCCACAGAAACTGCAATTGACAGCATAGCAAACTTTGCCATGGTGGTAGGCGGCCCGGTTGGCATAGCATTAGGCGGATTGACCAAGGCTCTTACTGCTGCTATGGTTGTTGCAACTAAACAGGCTGATGCACAATTTAGTTCTTACCAAGCATTGCAAAAATTTGGTGGTGCAACTGCTGGCGGTGTTGACGATATTTTTAAAATGTCGCAAGCATTGAATATTGGACAAGGCGAGCTGGAGAAACTAAACACATTGGTCTCAACAAATTCAGCTGCATTGGCCATGTTTAGGGGATCTGTGGGCGAAGGAGCAAAAGGGCTTGCTAACATCAGTCAAGACTTGACAGATTCGGGATTTAGAGATAAATTTTATCGTCTAGGCTTGACTATCGACGAACAAAACGAAAGTACAGCATTTTACCTTCAACTTCAGTCTAGACTGGGCGCAACACAAAATAAATCAACAAAAGAACTAGCAGGCAGTATTGCATCGTATATAGGAGAACAAGACAAACTAACAAAATTAACCGGTGCGTCAAGAAAAACTCAGGAAGCAGCACAAGAACGACAAATGGCAGTAGAACAGTTTTACTTCAAGCTGAGGGAAATGCGCGAAAACGACCAAGCCGCAGAAGCCAAAAAATTGGAAGACAGGTTCAAGGCAGTGGGGTCAATGAAAGGTGGTGCAGAAATACAAACTGCATTGGCAAGCACAGTCACTGGATTCATAACCAAATCTGGTGCTGCTGCATTTTTGGCATTAGGCGGAGCACTTACAGAGTTTACTTCAGATTTTTCAATTACAACTGATCAAGCACTTGAAAATCTAGGTAAAAGTATTACAAAAAACACTGGATTAAATTCCACATTTGGTCAACTTGCACTCACTGCCGGGCGAGGAAGCGAGGCGTTGGGGGTCAACATAATTGAATTACAAGAATTTGCAATAGGCACTAGAGATGCTACTAAACGTGCTGCAGCAATTGCAAAAATAACTGAAAAACAAGAAACAGGTGATGAAAGTAACACCACACGGGCATTGGCTAATCTCGGAGTAACTACTATTGACACTCGTAAACAATTAGAGCAAATGGTACAAACAGCAGTTCCTCTTGCAGTAGGCTCAATGGAACAATTGGCCAAGGCTGCAAATGCCGCAGCAACAAAACTCAATCAGCTAGCAGGCGGGCAAGCAGGTATAGACAAAAATTTAGCCGATTCCAAGGCCATGCGTGATGTTGTCAATACTGGATCGGGGCAAATTGATATCTACACCGGCGAAGTCGCTAAAGCAGGAGAAGAAATAAATTCATTCTCAGGATTTGTGTCAAAACTCAAAGGTAATATAGGTAAATTATTTGGGTCGGGTCCTGGCCCAGATGATGCTGGACCTGCATTTGGGCGCAATGACAAAGAACTATCGTTACAAGAAAAATCAACAACAACGCTGACTCAAATTAGAGACTTGATGTCAGAGTCAATGGGATTAGAAGTTCCAAAATGGTCAGTTGGCGGTGGTGGCGGTGGTGGTGGCGGTGGTGGTGGTGGCTATGCTGTTGCTCCCGGTATGAAGATGGATGGACTAGGCAAGGTTGCTGCACAGTTTGAATCAGGCGGCAACGCTGGTACTATATCTAGTGGTCATGGAGACCGTGGTGGTAAAAGTTACGGAGCATTCCAGTTGTCCAGCAAAACTGGAGATTTAGCCAAGTTTCTTGAACAATCTGGTTACGGGGAAAAGTTTGCTGGAATGCAACAAGGTTCGTCACAGTTTGACGAACAGTGGAAGTCTTTAGCACAAAGTGACAAAGGATTTGGGCAAGCACAACAAGCACATGCCAAAAAGACGCACTTTGATCCTCAGATGGAAAAATTACAAAGATCTGGTATAGATCTCAGCGGTAAAGGATCAGGTGTGCAGGAAGCAGTCATGTCAACTGCCAATCAATATGGACCCAACTCCAGCACAATCATCAATGCACTAAAAGGAAAAGACACAACTAAACTGTCGGATAAAGATATTATTGACGCAATCCAAGACTACAAAGCGGCTAATGTCAAACAGAATTTTAGAAGTAGTTCTGCCAATGTACAAGCAGGTGTTGCCAAACGAATCGAATCAGAGCGGCTAGCACTATATCAAGCAGGCTCTACCGACAAAGCAGTGGCAACACAAGTGGCAACTCTGGGGCCCAGTAAAAAGGAAACCAACAATAATCTTGATCAGGTGGCTGGTATTGCTCCTCTTAGTGACCTATTAAGTAGTATACCCAGTATATTAACTCCTATAATGCAGTCAGTGACCAAAATGGCAGCACCAAATTTGCCTATGATGCCCAGCACAGGTTCTGCAGTAAACAACATTACCCCAGGCGCACCTGCAGGAAACACCATGGCTGACAGAGGAATGTCTCAAGTGTTGGACAAGTTGTCTAGCATACTTGACAATAGTCAAGGAGGGGATCGCGGATCTGTGGAACTACTGCAACAATTGGTATCTTTGCAACGAGATCAAAATGCGTCGATAGTCAAGTTAATTCAAGCTTCGATGGCATAACAATAAATATCTGACAGATATAAAAGGAACTTTTAATGGCTGAATCTTCAAAAGGTTGGCGCAAGTATTTCAAAGTAGCAAATGTTGGCGGTGATTTAAGCCCGATATCAGGTAAAAACTCTGACGGACTACCTGGGTACAATCGCAATGATGGGCGTAGTGCTTTTGCTGGACAAGCTGACATTGCATATCGTAACTATGCCAGTCGTCTGCCAGAAGTTTACTCCGGTCACCCCAATCGGATTGAACGCTACAATCAATACGAAAATATGGATTCAGATTCTGAAATCAATGCTTGTCTAGACATCATTGCTGAGTTTAGCACACAAACTCTCAACGGCGAAGAATCTCCTTTTGCAGTAATTTATCACAATACACCCAGTGATAATGAAGTTGCCATCATCAAGAAGCAACTGCTACAATGGACCAAGTTGAACAAACTGGATCAACGCATGTTTCGTATTTTTCGTAATACTCTGAAATACGGCGACCAAGTATTTGTGAGAGATCCGGAAACTTTTGAAATATACTGGGTTGACATGAGCAAGGTGGCCAGAGTTATTGTAAACGAAAGTGAAGGCAAAAAACCTGAACAATATGTAATAAGAGATATTAATCCCAATTTTCAAAATTTGACTGTGGCTGTCAAAACCACAACTGATTTTCGCAGTACCACACCAGGCGGCGGTGCTGATCCGTCTTATACATACAATACACCCAATGCTCCAATGGCCAGTGGTCAATCTAGATTTAGTGCTGCCATGAACGAATCAGTAATTGATGCAAAGCACGTGATACACTTGGGTCTCAGTGAAGGATTGGATTTTTATTGGCCATTCAGTTTGAGTATTTTAGAAACTATTTTTAAAACATTCAAGCAGAAGGAATTGCTCGAAGACGCAGTATTGATATATCGTGTTAGCCGTGCCCCTGAACGCAGAGTATTTAAAATTGACGTAGGTAATATGCCTAGTCATATGGCTATGAGTTTTGTGGAACGAGTTAAGAATGAAATACATCAACGTCGTATTCCCAGTAATACTGGTGGTGGCGGTGGTGGTAACGGATCTCATGTCATGGATTCCAGTTATAATCCTCTTAGTATCAACGAAGATTATTTTTTCCCACAGACATCTGACGGTCGCGGCTCCAGTGTAGAAACTTTACCAGGTGGTAGTAACTTGGGAGAAATTGATGACCTCAAGTACTTTAACAACAAAATGATTCGTGGATTACGTGTGCCCAGCAGTTATTTGCCCACGGGTCCAGACGACAGCGATCGTCCCATGAGTGATGGACGTGTGGGTACAGCATTGATACAAGAATACCGTTTTAACCAATACTGCGAGCGTCTACAAAAACTGGTTATTCAAAAACTTGATGATGAATTTAAAATGTTCATGCGATGGAGAGGGTTCAACATTGATTCGGGGCTGTTCTCGATTGGGTTTAATCCACCGCAAAACTTTGCCAGTTACCGTGAAGCTGAACTAGATACCACACGAGTTAGTACGTTTAATCAGCTGGAACAAGTTCCCTATCTAAGTAAAAGATTTCTACTTAAACGATATCTGGGATTAACCGAAGATGAGATACGTGAGAACGAACAACTTTGGAATGAGGAACGTACAGATCCAGTAGCTCCGGATGCCACTGGTCAAGACCTACGTAGTGTAGGAGTTACACCAGCTGACTTTGAAGGAGATATAGCAACAGGGCAAGAATTAGCAGGACTAGGTGAGCCCAGTGATGATCTCGGTGCTGACGCTGGTATTGCTCCCGGGCAACAGCCAGCAGCCGGAGCAGCAACTCCTCCATTGGGCTAAATAGTTTATATGATACTCAACGAACTTTATCAAGCGTCACCTGAAGCCTATCAAGATGTTGCCCAAGACAACAGCCAACCTCAACTGGGACAACTTCGAAAAACCAAATTGACGTTGAGGCAAATCAACAAACTTCGAAAATTAAACGATGTCAGAACTTACGAGTTTACTGAGAGAATTAAAAATGTTAAAAAACAGTATGCTCCTCCTGCTCAACCCATGATGTAGTACTATCACTATTTTTTTAAAAAAATTGCAAAAGATGACAAAAACACCTGCTTATTAGCAGGTTTTTGTATTCTGACGTAAATATAATACAGAGCCATTACATTGGAGGGTCCTCATGAATAAGTTTGAACAACTAATTGAATATGTTATCAATGATGAAGAAGCCAAAGCACGTGAATTATTTCACGAGCTAGTTATTGAAAAAAGCCGGAACATCTACGAAGAAATGATGTCAGACGAAGAAATTGAGATCGACGAGCAGGACGAAGAGATAGAAGAAGGGTGTGATGAGATGGGTGGCGATCAAGCAGATGATTTAATCGACGATATCGAAACCGAAGAGTCAGGTATTTCCATGGAAGGCGACGACGACATGGATGATATGGACGGCGCAATTGAGCTTGACGGCGACGACGAGGATAGCGAAGAAGGTCTCGAAGATCGTGTTGTTGATCTTGAAGACAAACTTGACGAACTCATGGCAGAATTTGAAGGCATGATGGGTGGTGACGGTGATGCAGCCGACGACATGGACATGGATTCAGAAGACGACATGGACATGGATTCAGACGACATGGACATGGACCTGGATTCAGAAGAAGTTGAAGATGATGAATTCGAAACTGAAGGCATGCGTATGAGCATGGAAGAAGCGATCAGTTTAAAAGCTGCTCCCAAGCCAGTTACAAGCGAAGAAGGTTCGATTAACAAGAGAAGTGCTGTAGCAGCTAATAGTGGTGCTAGAGGTGCTCTTGCCAAGCCAGTACATGCAACAGGTACCGAAGCACAAGGTCGTCCTGCTCCGGGCACAAAAGACTTAGTTGGTAAAGTGGGAAACACCCCTGCACAATCAACACAAAAACCCACACCTGCCACTAAGCCACATTTGGCCCAGGCTTCGGGTGTTAATACTAAAAGTGTTATCAAATAAAGGACACAGGTAAATGGCTCATTACCTCAGAGAAAATCTTACTTTCGACGCTGCTCGCATTATTGTAGAGGGTGTCGACGGTAAGGATCTCTATATGAAAGGAATTTGCATCCAAGGCGGTGTAAAGAATGCCAATGAACGAGTTTACCCTGTTGACGAAATTGAAAGAGCTGTAGGCACACTCAACGAGCAACTCACTGGTGGTTACAGTGTGCTTGGTGAAGTTGATCATCCCGACGATCTTAAAGTTAATCTTGATCGTGTCAGTCATATGATTACCGAAATGTGGATGGATGGTCCCAACGGATTTGGCAAATTAAAAATTCTTCCCACACCAATGGGTCAATTGGTACGCACCATGCTGGAAAGCGGTGTGAAATTAGGGGTTTCGAGTCGTGGCAGTGGTAATGTCAACGAATCAAACGGACATGTCAGTGACTTTGAAATTGTTACTGTGGATGTGGTTGCTCAGCCCAGTGCGCCAAATGCGTATCCAAAAGCTATTTACGAAAGCTTGATGAACATGAAATACGGTCATCGAGTATTAGACATAGCCAAGGAAGTGGGCCAAGACAACAAAGTACAAAGATATTTGAAAGAGGAAGTAAAACGCCTCATCAAAGATCTTAAAATCTAGGAGAAATAGATGTTAGATGCTATTAAACCACTGCTAGATAGCGGACTTATTAACGAAGACGTCGGTCAGGAACTCAACGAAGCTTGGGAATCAAAACTGTCGGAAGCTCGTGAACAAGTACGTGCAGAACTCCGCGAAGAGTTCGCACAACGCTATGAACATGACAAAACAGTCATGGTGGAAGCCCTGGATCGCATGGTAACAGAAGGTCTTACAACAGAGATCCGAGCAGTGCAAGCTGAAAAGCAAGCATTGGCAGAAGATCGTGTCAAGTTCCAAGTGAAAATAAAGGAATCAGCTACAAAGTTCAACAACTTTATGGTTTCTAAGTTAGCTGAGGAAATTGGTGAACTGCGTAAAGACCGTAAAGCACACAACGAAGGATTCGGGAAACTGGAAAAATTTGTTGTAGAAGCTTTGGCACAGGAAATCACGGAATTCCAACAAGACAAGCGCGATTTGGTTGAAACCAAAGTTCGTTTGGTTCGCGAAGCCCGTGGGAAGCTGGAACAACTTAAAACCAAGTTTGTTTCGGAATCTTCTGCCAAACTGAGTCGTGCTGTTGCTGGCCATCTAAAGGCAGAACTTACACAACTGAAGGAAGACATCCAAGTTGCTCGCGAAAACAATTTTGGACGTCGTATTTTTGAATCATACGCTGCTGAATATGGCTCAACATATCTTAACGAAAATGTTGAAGTCCGTAAACTACAAAGCATGGTTTCAGATAAAAACCGTCAGTTGGCAGAAGCTGTGAAAGTTGCCGGAGAGAAACAATCTTTAGTAGAATCACAGAAACGCGAAATACGTATGATCAAAGAATCCAACCAACGTGCTAGCACAATGGAAGAATTGCTTTCTCCCCTAAATCAGGAAAAGCGTGAACTCATGCAGAATTTACTCGAAGGTGTTCAAACAAGTCGTTTGAAAAATGCTTACGAGAAATATTTACCAGCTGTTCTAAACGGTGCCTCAGCTAACAGCCGCAAGGTTATTAGTGAAAGTGTTCGTGAAGTAACTGGTGATAAAACCGTCAAGGCCGCAGAAGAAGACCGTTCCAACGTGATCGATATCAAGCGCCTGGCAGGTCTTTAATTAAAGGAGACTTAAATGTCACAAGCACTATTAGAAGGCCGTTGGGACGAAACCAAAGAAGCCCTTATGGAAGGTCTGAAAGGCAGTCGTCGTAACACAATGAGCGTTATCTTAGAAAACACTCGTAAGTATTTGAAAGAAAACGCAACCAGTGGTTCAACTGTTTCAGGTAACATTGCAACATTGAATCGCGTGATTCTTCCAGTAATTCGTCGTGTCATGCCTACTGTTATTGCCAATGAATTGGTTGGCGTTCAACCAATGACTGGCCCAGTTGGTCAAATTCATACATTGCGTGTTCGTTATGCTAATAGCATGACAGACAACAGTGCCGCTGCTACAAGCGTCACAGCAGGTGAAGAAGCATTGAGTCCATTCAAAATTGCTCAAGCTTACTCAGCTGGTGTTGGTGGTACACAATCCAACTACACTGGTGCATCAACAGCAACTTTAGAAGGCGCAGGCGGTCGTCAGATTTCTGTGCAAATTCTCAAGCAAGCAGTTGAAGCCAAGACACGTAAATTGCAAGCACGCTGGACATTCGAATCTGCTCAAGACGCACAGGCTATGCATGGTATCGACGTAGAAGCCGAAATCATGGCAGCTTTGGCTCAAGAAATCACAGCTGAAATTGACCAAGAAATCTTGTTAAGCTTACGCAGTTTAGCCACAACAGAGTTTACATACAACCAAGCTACTGTGTCAGGTACAGCTACATTTGTTGGTGACGAACATGCTGCTTTAGCAGTTCTAATCAATCGTGTTGCTAACTTGATTGCACAACGTACACGTCGTGGCGCCGGTAATTGGGCTGTTGTTTCACCTGCTGCACTCACAGTGTTGCAAAGTGCTACAACTTCAGCTTTTGCTCGCACAACAGAAGGCACATTTGAAGCTCCTACAAACACCAAGTTTGTTGGTACATTAAACGGTGCAATGCGTGTGTTTGTTGACAGCTATGCTAACGATTCAACACCTGTGTTGGTTGGTTACAAAGGTTCTTCTGAAGCTGATGCAGCTGCTTTCTATTGCCCATACATTCCGTTGATGAGCAGTGGTGTTGTGTTGGATCCAACAACGTTTGAACCAGTTGTGTCATTTATGACTCGTTATGGATACATCGAGCTCACGAATACAGCTAGCTCATTTGGTAACGCCGGTGACTACGTTGGTGAAATCGCAATACAGAACTTGTCTTTCAGCTAATCCATTTAGCTATCTTGCAATATCAAAAAACCTGCTTCGGCAGGTTTTTTTGATGACTATAAATACTCCGTAGTTTTGTAATAGACAAATACATATCATTATGTTAAACTACAGTATAACGGAGAAGCATCATGAAAGACACTGAAATTGTAGAGGTTTTAGCCGATGGTACAGTGTACCATTTTGATTTGGATGTATGTAATGCCGAAGCTGAGCAGGTGTTGGAAACGTTATGGGCCAAGGAAGACAAACTCATTGGTTTTGATTACACAGCTACAATCTACAGTCTCTTTGCTAGATCAATTCAGATACTGAGTTACTCTGGATGGAGTGCAGAAGAACTGCTCGATGCTGTATTGACTCATCACAGTGATGAAGACGAAGAAGACGATGTAGACGAGTAGACAATATACCTGACAAGTTTGATAAATACTATTGACACACAATGTGTTTTATGCTGTCTAACCCACAGCGTACGAGTTGAAACCTCGATCGGACTTCTTTAAGGAGAAAACAAATGGGACGTCCCCTAAAAATTTCAAAGTTAATGACAGCAGAAGGTGTCGGCAAAGACATCGGTTATCCTGCAATCAGCAGCTTGACAGCAGCAGTTACCCCATCAGGATTGACATCAACTGAGTTTTACGGTGTTGTTGGTGGACAAATTCAAGCCGACGGCGGTGCAGCTGCAGGTCCTGGTCTTGCCAATCCAGTAGTGATGGTACGTGTTAAAATTACTGGCGAAACAGAATCGTATGGATTTATTGTAAGACAAAAAGGTTCAAGGAAATATCTAGTCGAAGATGCCAACGGTAACGTAGGAACTTGTGTTTTGGCAGATGTAGATGATGCATTGAGTGATGGCGAAATGACAATCACAGTGTTTACTGGCGACAGTTCAGCAATTAGACTCAAGAAGTTGACTAATAAGTATGCAACAGATTGGTCTGACAATGTGTATTTTGTAAACATGTTTCAGGGTGTTGACGGCGAAACTGCGGTTAAATCAGGTAGCGCCAACAACGGTACTATTCTATTAGCTCGCATTGAATTTCAATGTCATTGAAACTGTAAACAACTAAAATTGTTTTACGTTGCAATCCTCTCTGCTACATACAGAGAGGATTTTTTATGACTGCTTTTGTGTTGGGAAATGGAATCAGTAGACAACATATCAATTTGGATCAATTAAAACAGGTCGGTGATACCTACGGTTGTAATGCATTGTATAGAACGTATTCGCCAACAGTACTGGTGGCAACTGACAAGCAGATTTCCGAAACTATACAAAAATCCGGATACAGCCTCCATCACTGTTTCTACACACGGAGACCGTTGCCTGATTGCGGAGCGTTAAAGCTGGCTGACAAATACTGGGGATACAGTTCTGGTCCCAATGCAGTATCAATTGCAGCACAAGATGGACATGACCGAATATTTTTATTAGGGTTCGACATGGGGCCGGACAATAACGGCAGTTTTAACAATGTATATGCCGACACTGAGTTTTATAAAAAAAGTACAGATACCCCAACTTACACTGGAAACTGGACACGACAGTTGTGTACAATTTTTGATGACTTTCCACAATCAATTTTTGTACGTGTTGTGGGGAAAACCACTGCTGACGTTGGAGATTTTAAAAAAGTAAAAAATCTTGAATTTATGTCTATCAGTGACTTTGAAAACAGAATAAATACAATACCAAAGGATCTATAAATGGCCACATATAAACGTGTTGACGGTGACTACAATATTGTCACAGTAAATGCACCGGACCGAGTAACTATTGAAACTCATACTCTTGAGATTCAAGGTAATCTGGATGTCACTGGTAATCTAACATATATCAATGTTTCGGAACTCAACATCAACGATCCTTTCATTGTGCTGAACTCCAGTAATACTGATACGTATTTGGCCAATGCAGGTGTACTGACGCATATAGACAGCACAACTTTTGCTGGAATCAGATACAACACAAATTCAGGCGAGTGGGAAGTTTCTACTAATACTGGAACATCGGGCGAAACTGGTACTTGGATTAGACTAGCAACTGGCAACGTAGTATCAGCAGCTGCCGGCGCCAACACACAGATTCAATACAACAATTCTGGCAACTTTGGTGCATCTGACAAATTTAGTTTTACTGAACCAACTGGCCAATTACAACTGGATGGGTATCAAAGTTTTTTCAGCCTGGGGATATCAGTACCAGCTGCTGTGATTGACGGTGTGTCAGTTTACCACACACAGGATGCAGGCGGCGGCACTGGTCTTTATGTCAGAACCGCAACATCGTCTGAAGAACTAATTAGCAAGGCAAAAGCCATTGCTTACTCAATTATATTTTAAGGATTAAAAATGTCAATTTCAGTTGCCAATGTAACAACAGTAACTGGTGCAGTTTATACCAGTGTAGGTAACACAGCCGTGACCTTTATGAGTTTATGCAATTATTCAGGTTCTAATGTAACGGTCAACGTTTATATGGTACCTAGTGGCAGTTTAGCTGGTAACACCAATATTGTGTTGTCCGATTTGGAAATTACCTCAAAAGACACTTACCAGCTGTATTCAGCAGGAGAAAAATTAGTTTTAAGCTCAGGTGATTCTGTACAAGTCAACGCCAGTGTTGACAATTTAATAACAACAGTAGTCAGTTCTACATCTTTATAATGGGATACTTTGTTAAAAA